CTAACGAGTATCTCAACCAAGTATTTGGTTGGGCACCATTCGTCGGGGATTTGAAGAAGTTTGCAAAAACTGCTTCGAAAGCCTCAGACTTAATGAAAAGATATGCTGAAGGAGCAAATCACTTGATCCATCGGCAATATCATTTTCCTATCGAGACCACAACAACGACTGAAGTGGTAGGCCAGAGTAGATACCCTAGCCCACCTCTAAATGCGTTTTTGTGGACAAAAAGCGGTGTGCTTACAAAGACGACCGTGATTACCACCAAACGGTGGTTCGCCGGCGCCTTCACTTATCACTTGCCTACGATTGGCCCAGATGATAATGGGTTTGTCAAGACAATTGAGAAAGCGAAGATCGCTGAGGCGCAAGCTAATAGGCTTTTTGGCCTTCGGCTTACTCCTGATCTTATTTGGAAGCTCGCTCCTTGGTCGTGGGCTATCGGTTGGGTCAGCAATGCCGGTGATGTTATACATAACTGGTCTGCCTTCTCAAACGATGGCCTCGTCTTGGATTACGGATATCTGATGGAACACAAAATCCAACAGATTCAGTACTCCCTTGTGGACGTCGGTTCTTCTGACGGTACCACAAGCTTCTACCAAGAGTTTAGGTATGAAACCAAAACTCGTAGAAGAGCGACGCCTTACGGCTTCGGTGTCAACCCTGCTAGTTTCACAGCTAAGCAGTGGGGCATCATAGCGGCCCTTGGAATTTCCAAGCAGCCTCTCTCTCTAAATTTCTAGAGAGCAATACAGCTATCAGTGTCTTCAATTACGAAGAACTGAAACCCGAGACGTTGTGAAACGATCTCGTAACTGCAAAGGTTCTGTCCCATGGCATTTGCCGATCCTCAATCAATTACCATCAACGCAATTGCGTTGTCGCTTCCTCGAGTTGCGAGTGAACCCAGTGGTAAGTTTACCACAAACGATGGGAACACAAGCATCTCGGTGAGTGATACGTATGGTGCAAAGCGCACTCGACGTAGCATTCGTCTGGATTTCCAGAAGGTCGCGGCCGATCCGCTTATCAGCGCCCAGAACATCCTGTATTCAGGCTCTGTTTATCTGGTCGTTGATCAGCCCATCACGGGTTATACCGTGGCTGAGCTGAAGCTGCAGATCGACGGTTTCCTGGCCTATCTTTCTGCCTCTTCCGGCGCTAAGATCACCCAACTTTTGGGTGGCGAGCGCTAGAGGCTAAGCCAGGTTATTGAGGGTGTCCTAATATGGGACATCCTATTGAGGGTTCTATGTGACAGGGATTACTTAACCCCCATTTGTTGAGGGAAGTATGAAAAGCCCCATAGAACTAATGCAGGGCATCTTCGCTGATGCGAGGATGTGGTGTTGCACTAGCACCACTCGTGACCTTAAAACAGTCACGAGCCGATACGAACAAGAAGGTGAATCGTTTCTCACGATTACCCTCCCATCATTTTGTTCGGACTTCGAAAGAAGTCTCGATCAAGGAATGGTGGATCACGCCATGTTTCTTGGTTTCAAGAAGCAAGGAGCTCTCCCCCGATTTCTCGGAGGTTTGCTTGATCTTGTGTTCGATCGGTCTAGTGGTCGGTTAGTCGATGAACCGTCTCACGACGCGATCTTCTTTGTGAGGCAAATTACTCTGCTCCATAAGAAGGTCCTTAACCCTTGCAAACCTGCAAGAGAAAGAAAAGCGTATGAACAGTACATCGATTGTGAAAGGCAAGTCCGTGAATGGGCTCATGACGTTTCAGAGCGAGATTTATCTCGGTTTGATCGCGTTTCTGAGCTTCTTTGGGGTCCTGTTGGCAGCAAGCTTGACCATATGGTTTATGCTGGCTCTCTTAGGCCCCGTCACGGTCCAGGAAAAACCGCGGATCGTACAGTTGGCAATGCCAAATACGACAACGCAACCTGGTACACCCGTCTTGAGGAGTACTTCCCCTCAGGAGACTTTCGAATAGCCAATTATGGCTACTCAGAAGTTTTACAAGGTGTTACTTACCTTGAACCCGGAGCTGAAATTCCTGTTAAGGTAGTTTCAGTTCCTAAAACGTTGAAAACACCGCGAATTATCGCCATTGAACCTACGTGTATGCAATATACACAGCAGGCTTTGATGGAGGTGTTCGTGGAAGTCCTTGAGGGGTGTGACATCCTCAAAGGGGCTATCGGTTTTACTGACCAGACTCCTAACCAGAGGCTTGCCAGGCTAGGCTCATTAGACGGTAGTCTTGCGACTATCGATCTTTCTGAGGCTAGTGACCGTGTTTCCAATCTGCTGGTACATCGGATGTTCAAGAATTTTCCTCACCTCCTTGGTGCGGTTCAATCTTGTCGTTCAATGACCGCAGACGTTCCTGGATTCGGAGTTCAATCCTTATCCAAGTTCGCGTCTATGGG